GTGAATAAAGCATCTTGTTTACATATCTGTTCGGGAAGAGAGTAGCCAATAGGCGCCTCTTCGGTATTATGGATGGACAGGAGATGATGTTCTCCCTGGTATTCCTCAACATAGTCAGGTTTATTTAAATTAACAAGATGAGGGCAAGACATAATACATGACTCTTCAAGAGTTGGAGTATTATGTATGTCGACAATATTATTATGTAAATAAAGTGCCAAGGACTTATGAGAAGCAGCTAATTGAAAATCAATAGGACGATCTACGAAGAGATGGGCTGTATTGAGTTTACGATTAAGCTTATTCTTAGTTGCCTGAACACGATCTTTTCGTATACTCCGACGAAGAATGACAGGCTTATCAAAAGGGAATTCACTTTCAATATGTATGCAGTCATTCTTGGCAGTCGGTACGATGGATCCGAGACCCCCTAAACAGGGTGGTAAAAATAATTGGTACTTGCCGCCATAAGTAGCCATACGAATTTTATCTAAATTATAATATATAAAGCGTCTATGTGCACTACTAACATTGTGTGCACCGATCATAATTTTATTATATATATCACCAATAGGCATTTCAGGTTCTTGGGGGCCGGATTTTGATCTTCCCATTACAAGACCTACGTTGTAAAAGAATAATTCGCGAGGAGCAGTCTTTATATCTGAAAAGATGAAACATTGACTGTTGATCGTGAATATATTATTATGCACGTAGTTCTTACCAATAGAGAGTTTAAAACCAGCAATAGTGATGTACTTAAACCATATCTTGTAAAAAACAGGATTACAGCGGAAGTATATATCATCGCCATTAATTAGAACAGGTAGCTTGTGTGGTGAACATGAAAAAGGTTTAGAGCCAGATGGCAATAAACTATTAACATATTCATCCAAAGCAGCTTTATAGCAAACCATATTAGCTAGACAGAGAATAGGAAAGGACAGTATAGAGCCCATTAGTTGGCCATTAGTTTGCAAAACAGCAAACTTTTTAGGGTCAGAACTAATATTAAGACAAGATACTGAAGACTTCTTCAGGTGTTTAACATATTTAGAAGGATAATCAAGCTGCTGCATATATAGTACACGACGGAAAACATGTTTTTCCTCGATAGGAATATGGAGATTATCCATCATCTTCTCAAAGAGCAACATAGTTAAATCAGGGTGTAATACATCTGTAGCCCCTTTATAATCACCAGAAACATGTTGATAAAGATTTAAATCGATATCGACATTATAGGTGTTTTTAAGGGTGTTCACAAGTGTTTGTTCAAAGTCCCATACGACTACAAAATCCTTAGAAATTAAGGGTCTAGTAGTAAGAATCATAGCAGGATATTGATTAATATATAATTTTATTGATTTTTGTAGAGCTGTTGATACAAAGGTATCGAGTGCTTCAGATTTCGTAATAGTACGAACCTTCAGTGGTTCAGAAAGAGGAATAACCTCCGTATGCAGGTACTTGATTCGTGTACGACTTTTATAGTAGTTTCGACGATCCTCTAGATGAGTAATTGGACCAATACCAGAAAAGGTATCAGGACATAATTCATTATAGAGGTCATAGAGACTATTAAAAGAGTCAATATACTTATCTCGTATTTGCAATTTCCGCATTACATCTGTAATATCAGGTTGTATATATGTACGGTTCCATTGTACTCGATCTTTTACAATGATGCATTCTGCCTTGATGGGGAGAGCAAGCTGCTCCACGACACCAAAGTAGGCACCACCTAAACTCTTCGTTCGGCCATAACACGAGTTATGAGAAGGTTCATGTACTTTGTTACTAAAAACTTTACGAGCCGGATATAACATGCGGTCGGCCACATGGCCAAACGTATGCTGTATGAAGCTAAAGTCTATTGTAACTAATCTAGTCTTATAATCCTCTTTGATAACACCAAATTCATTCGGATACCATTTTTCAAGGGTATCCACAACAACTTTGTGTTTCTCATAAGAAGGAATTGTAGTCATAGAAATAACATGATTAACCATCTCTTTCTCGAGATAAGAGTTAGGTACGGAATCACATCCACGTTTGATACCTTGTAAGAAATTCCAAGCTAGGCCAACGCCTCGTAAGAATCTTCCAGAAGTGTCACGAGCCTTACCAACCTTTAAGGGTACATTAAACAAATTTTTCAAGAAGCGTTTTATTGCTCCTTGCCAAATGAGATAATGTCCTTTAAAAGTGGCAGGCTTGGCTGGTTCATCGTTATGTAATACCTTAGCTAACGGCATAGCAGTATGGTACTTGATATTGGAGACCCAGTCATCAGGATGGATAAGTAATGATTGATGTAAAAGTTTTAATTGATCATTTAAATTAAATTTAATATAAAAATTAGGGATTAGGTCTGCAATGATCTGAACCTCAGAGGCACAAAAGTTTAAGACAGCGGAGAAATGGTCATAAGAGCCAACATTGACGATGTACTGATAGACATCAGATACAGAATTGTCAAAGTTGCTAATTGCCAACTTCTCAGCATCTAAAACTAAAGTAGTGGACTCAACACGATCCGCTTCTGTCCAAATAGAGCCAAGAACGCGAGCACCCTCTTCGTCAAGAGATGCACGCATTTTGGCATAAGGAACAATAGCAGCTCTGGCAAAAGCCAAGAGTTGTGATTTGTTAAAGAATTTCAGCATTTTGCAAGAATCAATCCCCTTCATATTTTTAAAGTATGTAGAAATTTGTATTTTTGTAGCAAAGTAGATAGAACATTGACTTGTTCCACTAATTTGCCATGTGTTGTCACCCGGTGTCTTAAGGAATTTCCCTAAGACGCCAGGCAGGACGGGAACACCCCGTCGCTGTGACCCAAGAAAACCATCACACACCTCAATAAGAGACTGCGCAGTCCTTATTGAAGAGTCGAAGTTTGAAAC